CCCGCACTACCGCACGCACGCTCACGTCGTCACGATGACTACGGGGGCGTGTGTGCCGTGTGACTGCTACGTCTGCGCGCTGGAGATCCCACGTACTGGCGCACGTGAGCGACGTAGGCACTGGGTGATCCACTGGGTGGAGCGGACGCTCGAGGAGCTGGAGTCACAGCTCAACGCCGTGGGGAGCGCGTCGGTGGTCAGCGTGTGGCGAGCGTTGCACGGCGGACCACGACTCAACCGAGTCGTGCGGGGTGTGTTTCGCTCACTGGATCACCACGGGCTCATCCGCTGCGCCCACCGTGGGCGTAGCGGCGCGTGCTACCTGTGGGTGGCGGCCGAAGAACGACGACCCGATCCTGTTGCACAGTGATGGGTAATGAGATAAAATAGAACCATGATGATTGATGGCAATGACCAGCTGACCATCTTGCGGCGGGCGCAGGCGGCCGCGGCGGCTGGCTACTGGCCCGAGCACGACCGTCTCATGACACTTACCGTGCGTGAGCTCAGGGAGCTCGCACGGCGGACCCGGTTCAGTACTCGCGGCTGCGTGGTGAAGAAGGACTGGGTGAACGTGATCATGAGTGACTGGCTCGCCAAGACGTACTTCGCTGCCGGCTACGAGCGGGCGCGGCACGGCGGCATGTTCCCGCCGCCGGTGCGCGTCCACAGCAACTAGGGGGGAAGTGACTATGATGCTTGAGGGTCACCGTCCAGAGTGTCGTGCAGCCATCTACCACAGCACACGGTTTGAGAAGGACTGGCCGATCGATCCGGAACGGTGTGATCTGTGCGCAAGACGTGCACGCTTGTCGACCGTCGAGCTTGACACGGTGAACACACATAACGATGTGTGACTGCTCGCAAGATTCCTCGGCGTTTGAGCTAGCTCACCGTAATGTGATGTGATATAATTAAACGGTAGGGCAGGTAAGACCAGTGATGATGGATGGTTGGTGGCTTCGGTGATCACGGTGACTACGATGACTACGTACACCGTTGTGGACGGTCAAGACCACCGGTTTGACGATCCCGGGGAGGCGCTACGCACCCTGGTGTTCCTGTACCGTAGGTTCCTGCGGCTGGCGCTGCAGGATGCTCTGAGGAGGCTACGTCGTGGATGAGAACGTTCGACGAGAGTACGAGACGTTGCTGGCCCAGATCGCCGTACGTCAAGGCGCGCTGCTGCGACCGGCCAACGACCGTGGGTACGGCTGGATCGACCCAGAGTGGGAGCACCTCTCACGGTGCGGTGTCAGGTCGTGGGGTCGGGCCACGGAGACGACGTTCCAGCAGTTCGAGGGGACGTTCTTCGAGGGTGAGAGGATCCACCACGCCGTGGACGTCGCGGACGTCACGTGTCACTGCGGAGAGATCACCGGTCGCGAGGTCCGCTGGGAGCCGAGTAACGGGCTGTCCGACGTCGCGGAGGCCGTGTTCGCCGCGCTCTACGAGAAGACACGTAGCGAGCGATCGGAGGACGAGTGACGTGGCCGTGATCGTGCGTCTGCTCTGCCAGAACAAGAATCCCATGCGCTACCAGAACCGTGACTACGTCTGCAACGGGAGAGATCACAGCACGTGGAAGTGCGTGCCGACGTACCGCTGGGTGGACGGTAAGATCGAGAGAATCGGAGAGATCACAACCGTGCTCCCCCGTGGAAGTAAGGTGAGAACGTGAGAGACACACGAGATCGTGACTTGGTTGACGGCGAGGAGAGACCACCTGATCACTACGGCTTCTACCCGCAGCGACCACGCTGCGTGACGTGTCGCAGGCCACTGATGCCGCCTCTCGTGATTAAGAGACTCTACGACAGCTACGAGTGTGCGGGGATGGTGCCGCCCTCCCGTGACCGCACACTGTGGCCACGTGAGCATCGCCGGGGCAACGGCGACGCTAAGATCACGTATCTCTATCCTGAGCAGGTGAACTCACGACCGGGCAACACCATCTGGCTCTATCCGTGTGACTACTGCGGCATGTACCACCTGGGGCACAAGTCGCGCAAGTCGCGGCGATGACGGTGAGACAGCTTGTTGCATCACGGTGTGATGTGTGATAAAATTAACTCAACGGCGGGAACGCCGGTAAGACCGACTAGTGATGGAGTGATGAGATCATGGCTGAGGGTCCGTGGACGCCGCAGAACAAGCCCGCCAGGGGTACCCGCGTCGTGGTGAACCAGGATCACTTCCCGGGTAAGTACGCCGGCGTGGTCTGGGTCGTCGACAAGAGCATGCAGGTGAACGTGGAACTGAATCCGGAGAGCGGCACCGGTAAGCGGCTGCGCATCCGGCCCGAGTACCTGCTGCCGGCCACCGACGAGAACGTGGCGCGGGACGGCAAGGGCTACACGGTCAAGCACGACGGCGACAGCACGCAGCTCATCCCGCACCACCCACCGCTGGACAACGGCACGGTCGTGCGGATCACCGCTCCCGGCTACAGGGACACAGGCGAGTTGTTCGTCATCGCGGCGGACAACACGTACAAGAACAACACGGTGAAGCTGCACTTCCTGGGCGGGAGCCAGCGGTACTACCCGCGAGTGCCTCGCGGTCACGTCACCGTGGTGCCGCTCGCGGACATCCTGCGGTAAGCGACGGCACGTCGTGGTATGATCAGCCCGAGGAGGTGAGGAGGATGAAGGTAAGCAAGGCACACGGTCTGGTGGACTCGATCTTGCGGACGCACGCGGACGCCGTGGGGGCGACCAGTCCCGAGGCACGGTCGGCGCTCGACAACGCGCGACTGGACCTGCACGGTCTCGTCGAGCAGATCATCGATGAGTGTCGCGCCGAGATGGCCACGAACCGCGAGACGACCGCGCGGCCGCCGCAACCCGAGATGAAGATCGACTAGATCACACACGTGACCGATCGATGAGTGATGAGTGAGGAGCGCAGGCGGATGGACCCACGCACAGACAGGTACACGGACGCACACGTTCGTGGTGACCCACGACTAGGTCACGTGGCCGAGACGTACGTCAGAGACTACGTCGGTGACTTTGACGCGGTCACGATGTGTCGTGACCGCATACTCGCGGGTGAGCAGCTCACCGTGAGCCAGATCCGCACGATGCTCAACATCATGCGCGCCGACCCACGGGTGATCGACCTGCCCGTCCCGGACGACTACGACGTCGTCGGTGTGCGGCGTGTCGGCTTCGGTGACCGGGACACCGACGCCGCGTACCGGCGGCAGCTACGTCGTCGGCCACCGTTCATCGATCTTCCCGTGCGCTGGCACGTGACGCACGGCATAAGTCTGCACAAGGCCGCCGTGGTCGTTCACCGGTTCGACGCACGTGCGTCGTTCATCCGATACTTCCCGCAGGCGACCCAACACGTCTTCACTGACCGGTTCACGCCCCACCTGCGCTGGTACTGCGCGGCCTCCGTCCCACAAGTGCCTTGGCGTCGTCGTAGCAGACATCCCGGGATCCGACTGCTGACGGAGCACGAGGCCGAGGTCCTGGTCGCGAACGAGCTGCGGCGGCCCTGTCTTACGTGCGACCGAACGTACCGAGAGCGCGGTGAGCGCGGGGCGACGTAGGCGCTCCCTGACCCGGTCCTAGCAGGGGAAATCTCCGACGCACGGAGCGACACCCACCGGTGTGCTATGCTGACACCGTGCCACTCTGGCTGCTCGCCGCGCTGATCATACTGGCCACGCACCGCGTGACCCGGCTGATCACCCGTGACTCTTTTCCGCTCATCGCAGCGCCGCGTGAGGCATTCGCGCGGCGCTGGGCGCGCTTCGCGGACGCCGAGACGCCCGAGGAGCGACGGCGGACCGTCAGCGGCAAGCCCACGAACGCCGTCATGGCGTCGCTCGCGTACCTGTGGGAGTGTGACTGGTGCGCCTCAATGTACGTGGCAGCCGTGCTGACGTACCTGGCCTGGCGGTGGACCCCGCTGGGTGAGCAGCACTGGTGGGTGGCCGTACTACTCGGCCTGACTGCGTCGACGAGCACGGGACTGATCGCCCAGCGGGAGCCCGACTAGTGAGGCGGCTACCGGCGCTCGGCGTTCGTGGGCAGCTCACGAGCGTCTGTCAGCGTGTGGAAGTGATCGAACGCAACGGCGGCGGTGGAGGTGGTGGCGGTGGCGTCATCGGCCCTCAGGGTCCTCAGGGGCCGCAGGGTCCACCTGGCCCAACCGGACCGCAAGGGCCGGTGGGTCCCGCCGGTCCGCAGGGTGACACTGGTCCTACTGGAGGTGACGGTCCCGCTGGGCCGGCGGGCTCTCCGGGTGCGACGGGCGCACCCGGTCCGGTGGGACCACAGGGTGATCCGGGACCTCAGGGTCCGGCGGGGCCGCCCGGTGCACCTGGTGACCAGGGCCCGGTAGGACCCACGGGCTCACAGGGTCCGCAGGGACTAAAAGGTGACAAGGGCGACAGGGGCGACAAGGGCGACGCCGGCGCACAGGGCCCGCAGGGGCTGACAGGTTCAACAGGTCCCACCGGACCGCAGGGCCAGCAGGGACCGCAAGGTCCGCAGGGCCTGCAGGGTCCCCAGGGTATGGCAGGTCCTCAAGGCGATCCTGGTCCGCAAGGTCCAGCGGGGGTGACTTTGCTCTACCTTGACCTACTACGCGCGAGTGCCACGTTGACCAACGCACCGGCGGGTGGTCTCGAGCCACCCGGCCAGGTGTCACGCGCGCAGCTGGACCTGCGGAACGTCACTCACGTGGTGGGCCAGTCACTGCTCTCGGTGGCGCCACACACGAGTGGCGCGGTGCGCTTCGAGTACAGCGTGAACGGTGGCGGGGCGTGGTCCACGCTCGTGGACATGGGCACCGGCTACACGACCAACACACTTAAGATCAGCGCGCTCACCACGGTGCCCGCCGCGGCGAAGATCGCAACGTGTCTGGTAAGAGTCGTGGTGACGGGTGACGGCGTGGTGGACCCGGTGCTCGTGCGTGCCGCTCTTCACTTCCGGCCCGCGTAGGAGGACAAGTGAGTGACAGACGACGGGACGGCGTTCTCCGGCTGCGACCGCACGGTGTGACATCTCACCGTCTCGAGGCTGCCACGGACGTCGCGCCGCTGACCGCCGCGGCGCAGGCGCTCTACGGCACCGAGCTCCAGCGTCCGCTGGTGTACGAGCGCTGGCAGGACGAGGTCTGGGACTTCTACGAGGGCCTAGGTGAGTTCAACTACGGCGTGGAGTGGTTCTCCGAGGCGCTGTCGCGTGTCCGGCTGACCGCGGCCCGGGTCGTTCCCGGTGGTGATGAGCCCGAGGTCATCGACAGCGGTCCGGCGTCCGAGATCATCTCGCAGTTCATGGGCGGTACGGACGGCCAGGCGCAGCTGCTTCGCTCACTCGGGGTTCAGCTGTCCGTGCCGGGCGACACGTACTTCGTGGGTCGTGAGGTGACGGCGGCCGACGTCGAGTCAGGCGCGCTGCTGGACGCCGAGCCCGACGAGTTTGGTCGCATCTGGACGGTGCAGCCGATCAACACCATGCGGCGATCGCGTCGCAACGTGCGCACACTCCTGAACCGCCAGGCGCGCGGGTGGGAGATCCAGGTCGACGAGGCCCGCTGGGTCCAGCTGCCCAGTGAGTCGCTGGTCTGCCGTATCTGGGACCGCAACGAGCACTACCCATGGCGCGCCAACTCACCCGCCCGGTCCGCGCTGCCGATCATGCGTGAGATCGACATGTACAACCGGTACATCATCGCGACTCTCGTCTCTCGCGTGGCTCTCAACGGCATGCTGCTGATCCCGAACGAGGTCATGCTGCCGTCCAACCCGGCGTATGAGGAGAGTGTCGACCCGTTCGTCGCCGAGCTCATCGACATTATGCGTGCCGCGATCAAGAACCCGGGCTCACCGGCCAGCGCCGCGCCGCTGCCGCTGAGGATCCCCGCCGAGTTCATCGACTCGTTCAAGCACCTCACCTTCGCGACGCCGCTGGACAAGGAGATCTTCGAACACCGCGAGCAGGCGCTGCGTCGACTGGCCACGACCCTCAACCTACCGGCCGAGATCATCACCGGCATGGGGGACGTGAACCACTGGTCGTCGTGGCAGCTGACCGAGGACGCCATCAAGATTCACATCTCTCCCAAGGTGGAGATCGTCACGCGCGCGCTGACCATTGGGTTCCTGCACCCGGTGCTTCGCGCGCTGGACAAGGAGATCCGCGACCAGGACGGCGCGCGGATCATCGTGTGGTACGACACCTCCGAGCTCACCCAGCGGCCCGACCGGTCGCAGGCCGCGATCCAGCTTCGGCAGATGCTGGTCATCACCGACGCGGCCACGCGCCGGGAGACGGGCTTCGACGAGGCGGACGCGCCGACGGACGACGAGCTCGAGAGGATGATCCTCATGCAGCTCGCCGTCAACCCGCAGACCGCCGGACCGGCGCTCAAGGAGCTGACCGGCCTGGAGCTGGAGACGCCTCAGCCAGCGCAGCCGCCCACCGGTGGTGAGCCCGGGGACGAGACGTCCGGGCAGCCGACGTCCTCCGAGGCACCGGCGACGGGCGCGGACGTCGAGGGACCACCGACCACGCAGGCTGAGCCACCGCCACCGCCGGGTGACGCCGTAACGGCGTCCGTCACCGCGATCCGGGATAAAATCACACGTGACGGACGTGAGCGGGCTTCGGCCCGCGTCGCCGGAGGGAGCTGACGTGCCGATCATCCCGGGGCACGATGACCAGGAGCCACTGGTCTGGCGGGTGCTCGCGCTCGCCGCGCTCATTCGCAAGGTGTGGCGGACGATCGCCAAGGACACGGCGGCGCAGCTGGTGAGTGGCGGTAGTGTCACCATGAGCGATGCTGGGATCGTCCGCCTGGCCTGGCAGACGCAGCTCCAGAACGCCGTCCTGACACACGTGCGTAACACGTACCTGAGTGGTGCGGCGCGGATCGCGGAGTACATCTCGTACGAGGATGACCAGGCCATCGGCGAGGACCAGGTCACCGACTACCTGGCGCAGGCGAGCAACCGACTGCGGCACGTGGGTGATGACGTGTGGCAGGACGTCCGGGCCCAGATTAAGCTGGGACTGGACACCGGCGAGACGGTTGAGGAGATCGCCGAGCGTGTTCGCAACGTCGCGAAGCTGTCGCTGCCACGGTCACGGACCATCGCGCGGACCGAGACGCACGCCGCCTACGAGGCCGGAACGCTGCGTCAGGCCATCTTCGTGGATCCCAATGCGACTAAGACCTGGCTCACGACTCACGACGGGACGACGCGACCGTCGCACGCCGCCGCGGACAACCAGACGGTACCCGTGACGCAGCCGTTTGTGGTCGGCGGCGCCAAGCTCATGTTCCCGGGTGACCCGCTGGGCGGGCCGCACGAGAGCATCAACTGCCGGTGTAGTGTCGCGTACGAGTTCGCGGACGTCACCGTGTACGCCGAGCTGAAGCCCAAGCCCGAGTCGGAGCTCGCGCTCACCGCGGCCGTGGGAAAGTGGAACCCGCAGAGTCACCCGCGAGGCAAGGACGGGAAGTTCATCAAGAAGGGTGACTTTACCAGCTTCCTCGGGAAGAGTGAGTTTACGCAAACGGACGTTCTGTTTGCCGTCAATGATCTCACGTCGGCGACGTGGAAGAACGCGACCAGCGAGCAGAGGCAGCACCTGCTGGACTCGATCGATGATCTCGCTCCGGGCGCGCAGAAGATCGCTAAGACCGCCTTCGAGAAGAAGGTTGGGAAGTCGATCTACCAGGCCAAGGCTGAGCTTCTCTTTGAGCAGTCGAACAAGGAGACGCCGTTCTCGTACCTGCCGGAGTCACCCGCGCCGGTCACGTTACTGGACCAGAACACTGATCCTCTCGCGGTACTGTCCAACCTGACCAAGGATGAGTGGGCAAACCTCGCAACCAAGCTGGTCGAGGGTGATGAGATCGCAGGTGCTACTAACGGTGACT